AGATAAAGAGAAAAGAGAGAGTTAAGAAAAAGAAGGTTGACTCTTTTGAGAATTTCTATATTATTGTAGATAATGAAGTTAGCAATAATTAATGATACTCACCATGGGGTAAGGAATGGATCGGATTTATTCCTCGATTACTCAGAGAGGTTTTACGAGAATACATTTTTCCCTTATCTACTAGAACATGGTATTAAGAAGATTATACATCTCGGCGATTACTTTGAGCACCGCAAGTATGTAAACTTCAAAGTTCTTAAGCATAATCACAGGACATTTATTTCCAAGCTTGAAGAATATGATATTCACATGGATATCATCCTTGGTAACCATTGTGTGTATTACAAGAACACTAATGAGTTGAATTCTCTTAGTGAGATACTTGAACAGTATGAGAACATCAACGTTGTTACTGAACCGACTGTAGCATCTTATGATAGCCTTGATATACTACTATTACCTTGGATGTGTGATGAGAATAGGGAAGATTCACTCAAGTCCATACAAGAAACTAAGGCATCTGTCTTAGCAGGACACCTTGAGTTGGATGGATTTGATATGATGCGTGGTGTTAAGGCTACACATGGTATGGAAACAAAACCATTCGATAAGTTCGATTTGGTTATGTCAGGTCACTATCACACCAAGAGTAGCAGGAATAACATTCACTACCTTGGCACTCAACTTCAATTGACCTTCGCTGATGCAAATGAGCAGAAATACTTTCATGTACTTGATACTGAGACAAGGGAATTAACACCTGTTGAAAATTGCGATACTATGTTTCATAAGTTAATATATGATGAAACTAATAAGCCAGATATTTCAGAAAAACTTAAAGATACCTATGTTAAGGTTATCATTCTCAATAAGAAGAACCTATATGAATTCGATAAGTGGTTTGATAAACTTCAACGCTTTGAACCATTTGAGATTAAAGTCGCTGAATCATTCGAAGAATATCTAGGTGATAACGTAGACGATGATTCAGTTAATACGGCAGACACTCCCACACTATTGAATAGTTACATTGATTCAACCGAAACAGATTTGAATAAAGAGATTCTAAAGAAGTTAATGCATGAACTCTATGTTGAAGCACAAAACATGACAGATATATAATGATCGTATTTGAAACACTAAAGTATAAAAATTTCCTTAGTACAGGAAACACCCCAACAACAATCCAACTCAATAAAGATTCCGCTACACTAGTGGTTGGGTCTAATGGTGCAGGTAAATCAACAATGCTTGATGCTCTATCCTTTGCATTGTTTGGAAAACCTCATCGCAATATTAATAAGCCTCAACTGGTGAATAGTATTAACGGTAAGAACTGTGAGGTTGAGGTCACATTCAGTGTTGGAGGTAATAGGTATAGAGTGTTTCGATCTATTAGACCTGGCGCATTCCAGATTTATCAGAACGATAAATTATTGAATCAAGAATCTCATACACGTGATTATCAGAAAGTTCTTGAGAGTAATATCTTAAAACTAAATCATAAGTCATTCCATCAGGTTGTAGTTCTGGGTTCAAGTAGTTTCATTCCATTTATGCAACTGCCAGCTGCACAACGGCGCAGTGTGATTGAAGATCTACTTGATATCGGAATCTTCACCAAGATGAATGTTCTTACCAAGGAAAGATACTCAAAGTTAAAGAATGATCTTAATAATACGGTTAATGATATGAACATTACCCGCGAGAAGATCCGACTTCAGCAAAAACATATTACAGAGCTTAAAGATATTGATCTGAAGCAAACTGTTAAGAATGAAAAGAAGATTCAAGAGTTGAAAGATGAAGCCGATCTGATGCAGCAACGCAATGAAAGTCTTCAGAAACAATTTGATGATGCGTGGCCTGCCTTAAGTGAGTCCATTAACGATGTTGTTTTAAATCAGGGTACATTAAATTCGAGTAAGACTACACATAATCATGATATCAAAACACTTGTTAAGCAAGCTAAGTTTTATGAAAAGAATGATTGCTGCCCAACGTGTGATCAGTTAATTAGTGATGATCTAAAGACTGATAAGAGGAATGATATTGAGAAGAGTGCTACAACTATCAATGATTCTCTTAAAGGTATTAATAATGAGCTTGAAACACTGCAAGATAAACTGAATACTCTGAAACAAGAACAGGATGAATTGAATAAGATTAAGACTGATGTTCGAATGAATGAAGGCACGATTCAGCATTGTGTAAATCAAATCAAAAGCATGGAATCTAATTCAGATATCAAATCCATTGATACCACAGAGTCTGAAGAGGAGTTGAGTAATAATGAAGACCATATCAAAAACCTTGAGAAGCAACAACAATCTCAGGCTCATGTTAGAACATATATCGAAGCGATCTTCGAACTGTTAAAGGATACAGGTATTAAAACAAAGATCATTCGTGAATATCTTCCTGTCATGAATAAGTTGATTAATCAACACCTTCAGATTTTAGACTTCTTCGTATCATTCACCCTTGATGAATCATTCAATGAGACGATCAAGTCTCGACACAGAGATGACTTTTCTTATTCTTCCTTTTCAGAAGGAGAGAAACAGCGAATCGATCTAGCCCTTCTATTCTCTTGGCGCCATATCGCTAAGATGAAGAACTCGGCTAATACGAACCTCTTAATCTTGGACGAAACATTTGATTCGTCACTCGACACGGATGGTGTGGATAATCTGATAAAGATCTTGTACACTCTAAGGGATGATTCAAATGTCTTTATTATCTCACATAAGCAGGATCTACTTGATGGAAAATTCCCAGCCAAGATTGAATTCAAGAAGCACAATAACTTCTCTAGTGCAAGTTGTTCATAGTCAGTGGTTTAGAACATCTATAACAGTAGAATATAGTTTGTAAGTCATTGATAATCAATAGGATAGAACCCATATAATAATCGCAGGATAATGATCAAAGGAAGAGAAGCAGATACCTTCAATATCACCAGACTCCATCTAGAATCGATGCTGAGTAAATCCGATGATAAGTCGGCAACAGATCTATTTGAGACGTTCTTCTGTGGTGTGATAGCCCCAGAGTTCTCAAAGTCATATGGAATTGATCTGAAATACACCAAAGACTATGGTGAACTGATTGATGAGTTGGATATGATTCATGAATCATTGACAGTCAATGACTTATGACTTTTTAGGCTTCCTCGCCTCAAACTTCGTAACCAGTTAATACTCAAGGGTTTAAACTCCTGTACTAATCGCTGATCATATGTTATAATATTATTATGACAGTGAGAAAGAAAAGAAACGACAGAAACTATATCATCTATCGAGTGACTATAGGTGATGAGATATATGTTGGATTGACTGTTGCTGTTGGTCGTGGATACTGGAAGTCTGTAAAGATTCGTGTTCAGAAACATATCTCACGTGCTTTGAATGAAGATAAAGACTGGACGATGTGTAACTGCATTCGTGAGAGTGACGAGACAATCTACTATGAGATTTTGGAAGTCATCCGTGGTCGCAAGAATGCTTACCAAAGAGAGAGGGAATTGATTCGTGAATTGGAACCATCTTTGAATGACTTTTAATATGCTGACTATCAACAACTTAGGACTTTTACTGAAATGTAAAAATGAGTTCCATAACCCTTTGATAGTCAATAAGATAAAGATGTTTACAAAACCCTTAAAATAGGATATAATATACATATAAGATTGAGAAAGACCTATACTATGAAATTAACCAAAAACACAGAAAACAAATCCACTTTGGCTCGCCTGCTTGCTAAAGAGAATATCACCGTAACTCATGGTAACATGAAGACGGCTTATTTCGATGTTAAGAATCGTGTGCTCGGATTGCCTACTTGGAAAGACCGCGGTCAAGATGTTACAGACATGCTAATCGGCCACGAAGTTGGTCATGCTCTTTATACGCCAGCAACGGCAATCGAAGATTTTAAGGCTGCATGTGGTAGCCTCCCATTTGATGTGTGTAACATTGTTGAAGATATTCGAATCGAGCGCATGATTAAGGATACATATCCTGGTCTTCCTCGTGTTTTCCGAAAGGCATACACAATCCTTGTCGAACATGACTTCTTTGCTATTGCTGGAAAAGATGTAGCATCTCTCAAATTCATTGACCGATTGAATCTTCGAGGTAAGATTGGTGATATCGCAAGTATTCCACTTAACTCAGACGAGGAAGTGATATATCAGAAGTGTCTTGCTGCTCAAACATTCGAAGATGTTCTTGAAATTTGTAAAGAGATTGCCTCTGATCATAAAGAAGAGCCTGAGCCAGAAGAGCCAGAAGAGTCTGAGCCAGAAGAATCTGAAGAGTCTGAGCCAGAAGAGTCTGAAGAGTCTGAGCCAGAAGAGTGTGAAGGTGAAAAGTCATGCACTGATTCTGCCGACGATGGTGAATCTGCGGAAGATGAAGAAAATGATTCTGGTTCCGATTCGTCTGATTCTGATGCTGATGCATCTTCGGCTGATGTCAAGAGTGATGAAAATGCTAAAACCATAGCCGAAAATTCTGAAGGTGGAGGTGATATGATCTCTAATGGCACCGAAGCTGCTGATGTACACGAAGATTTAGTTTCGGAAACACTCCAAAATTTTGAAGAGTCGATTGAGAAAGATATTGAGTTGCCCTCAGAGAACGGATACATGCCAGTCATGTTACCTCGCAAAGCATATGTTTATGACAAGATGATCTCTCACAAAGAATTGGCTGCCGATCGCGGTGATCACCGAGTGAACATTGAAGCCGAGTCTGCCAGATTGAAGAGAAAATACCCTGACATGGATTTTTTAGATATCGTAAAGTTTGATACAGAATTGCGAGTGCTTAAGAAGAAGACATCCAAAAAAGTTGGAACACTTGTTCGTGAATTCGAACGTCGCAAAGCCTCTTACCAATATTCACGGTCACAAGAAGCTCGCACTGGAGTCATTGACCCAAACAAGCTTCACTCTTACAAGATGACCGATGAGATTTTTCTGAGCAAGTCAATCATCGCTGATGCTAAAAGCCACGGTATGATTTTTCTGATCGATTATTCCGGCTCCATGGGTTCGGTTCTGCCAGATGTTATTGAACAAACTCTCAATCTGGTTGAGTTCTGTAAGAAGGTTGGAATACCATTTGATGTTTACAGTTTCACAAATGCTTATTACACATCTTACGATGGTGAAATCACACCAACTGTCAATGAGATTGATTTGAGTGATGTGATTCTTATCCACCAGTTGAGTAGTTCAATGTCTAAAAGTGAATACACTGAATCGACCAACAATCTCTGGGCTCAATACTGGCTTCAGAAGTCTGGTTACCCACGCACTGTAGTTTGCTCTAAATACGAACGCCTCGGAGGAACACCACTTGACGCTGTTCTAACCATGATGTATACAATCGTTAAAGATTTTGTAGCCAAGCACAACGTTCAGAAGACAATGTTTGTCACCCTCACAGATGGTGATTCAAGCAGAGTTAATTTTAAGTCTACAGGTGATCATGCTTTTAACAGTAACATGCGAATTCAACTGGGTAACTCCACAGCAAGAATTAATAGTTACAATGGCACAGTTGGTTTTACCGAACTGATCGGAACTATTCCTTCTGTAACGACAATGGCATTCTTTCTTCCTAATTCCAACCACGCCATGACTTATAAGATTCGTGCATCGGTTGGCAACGGCTTTGCCTCCAAGAGTTCAACAGAATACAAGAAAGCAATGAAGACACATAAAAAGGACGGCTTTATTGAGATCGAAAATGTTATGGGTTATGATTCATATTTCATCTTAAGCCCAGATGTTAAGATCGAAGATGAAGAATTCACATATAACTCAAAAGACGAGATCTCAACATCTCGGAAGGCTCAGACAGCTCTTGCCAAGGAATTCTCTAAACACAATGTCGAGTCTAAGAAAAACCGAGTTCTAATGAGTCGAATCGCCATGAAAGTGGCTTAACCCGAAGTGAAAAGAGACCCGAACCCCTTAACTATCAATGACTTATGACTTTTACAACCACAACCAAAACCGAGTCATAAGTCATTGATAATCAAACAGATAAGACCATTGACAGATCCTCTAAAATAGGATATAATATACATATAAGATTGAGAAAGACCAAATATACTATGAAAACTATGCTAAACACAACTGAAATCACCCGCCTCCACACTGAATTTTCCAACACCTCTGATGGTGTTCGAATCGGTGAAATTACTGATCGTGCCGAAATGATCGGCTTGCCTCGAAAGTCAGCATATAAGACAGTGAAGAATATCTTCATTACTGGGGCCAAACGTGGGTTATACCACTTCCCTGCTGCCAATGTGACAGTCGAAAGTGCTCCGGCTCCAGCCGCTGCTCCTGCTCCTGCTCCTGCTCCAGCCGAGACATTCAAGAATGCAATGTCCGTGTCCTCAATTTCCGATGACGAGATTTATATCCCGGCTATCGACCCGACATTTGTGAAGTGGGGTGAATACAAGACTGTGTTTAAGGCTCTTGAGTCTAAACTGTTTTTTCCTCTTTATATCTCAGGCATGTCTGGCAATGGTAAGACGTTCATGGTTGAACAGGCTTGTGCCAAAGCCAAGCGTGAATATGTCCGAGTGCAAATCTCACCCGAGACTGACGAGGATGATTTGATCGGAGGTTTTCGACTGATCAATGGCGAAACTGTTTTCCAAAAGGGACCAGTGATGAAAGCCATGGAACGTGGATGTGTTCTTCTCATTGATGAGATTGACCGTGCTACTAATAAGATCATGTGCCTCCAAGGTGTGCTTGAAGGTAATCCAGTTCTTCTAAAGAAGACTGGCGAAGTGATCGTCCCAGCTCCCGGTTTCACCGTGATCGCCACAGCAAATACTAAGGGCCGCGGCTCCGATGATGGACGCTATTCGGCTGCCACCATTATCGATGATGCTTTCCTTGAGCGATTTGTAGCCACGATCGACCAGACATATCCGTCCCCATCCATTGAAACAAAAATCTTGGCTAAGCACGCCATCAAATATGATGTCGATGATAAAACTTTCATTGAGAAACTTATCGCCTGGGCATCTGTGATTCGCAAAACCTTCGATGAAGATGCTATCGATGATGTTATTTCCACACGTCGACTATGTCACATCGTGAAATGCTTTTCGATCTTTTCTGATCGCATCAAGGCTATCGAACTCTGTGTCAATCGATTCGATGAAGAAACTCGCTCAGCCTTTCTTGACCTTTATACTAAAATTGATGAGTCAACTCCAACAATGGAGGAACTCATGAACGGCACCGATACTACCGCCGACGAAGAAGAAATGTATCCATAGACGTAATAAGTCAAACTCAATCGGGCGCCCTTCTTTGGTCGGAGGGGTGCCCATAATTTTAAAAAAACCTAAGTGAAAAAATCTAATACAAATAACAAAACCGCAGGAGTGAAATATGATAATGGGAAACCAGAATATGGATTGCTACCCGCCAATGCGCTCGAAGAGGTCGTGAAAGTTCTGACTTTCGGCGCTAATAAATATGATCGTGATAATTGGAAGAAGCTTGATAATCTAAAATCAAGATACTTCGATGCTTCTCAAAGACACTCTTGGGCTGTTAAACGTGGTGAGGATGAAGACCCAGAGTCTGGTTACCATCACGTTGCACATTCTATAGCATGTTTGCTTTTTTATCTTGAAAGTGAGCTGAATTCTGATATACTACTAAATGATGAAACTAAATAATAAAACAATCGATATCCTCCGAAACTTCGGAATGATTCAACCTAACCTCGTAGTTGAGTCTGGCTCAACTATTTCCACACTGGCGGAAGCAAAGCATATTATGGCTGAAGCTCAGATCGATGAAACATTCGATTCTGGGTTTGGAATCTATGATCTAAATGAATTCCTTTCTGCGCACTCTCTTCTAGAAGGCCCAGAACTTGATTTTGCTGAAAGTCATGTCATTCTTAAGTCAGGTAACGCTAAGGTAAAATACCACTTTGCCGATACCGAGATTCTTACTAAGAAGACTCAAGCGATTCAGATGCCTCCTGCTGATTTGTCTTTCACATTCACAGAAGCAAATATTAATAATATTCGTAAGGCAGCTTCAAGCCTTAATTTAGATTCTCCAACACTATCACTAATTGTTGAAGATGGTAATATTGTAGCCCGAGTCCTTTGTACTCAAAATCCATCTTCCAATAGCTATTCATTGGTCATTGGTAAATATGATGGAGATGATACAGAAGCAGATTATCGATTCAACATTGATAACTTGAAACTTATTAGTGGTGACTATAATGTGGATATCACCAACAAACTAATTTCCAACTGGAAACACGAAACAGTAAGTGTGCAATACTGGATTGCGCTTGATAAAACATCAACAGTATAATAATATGAGTGAAGAAAACCAAACAGAAACAGAAGCAGTAAAACCAGATGTCAGCCTCAACGATTTTATCGTGATGGTTAAGTTGATTGACATCTGCTCAAAACGTGGAGCATTCGAAGGCCCCGAATTAAAAGATGTTGGTACTCTTCGAGGTCGACTATCAGAGTTTGTTGAATATCACAAACCCGAAGAGTCAGAGCCAGAGCCAGAAGAAGAGCCAAGCGCCGAAGAAGAATAAATGATACTATGGTGGGTGTTTGAGTGATATCAGACACCCACCATCTTAATCTTGACCCGCCAAACTTATTACTATATTATACATTATATGAAAGAAAATTTACTATGGGTGGAGAAATACAGACCTCAAAAGATTGAGGATTGCGTTCTACCACAAAAACTGAAAAAGACATTTACCGAGTTTGTTAAGAATTCCGATATTCCTAATATCATCCTAGCTGGTCCCGCAGGGACTGGAAAGACTACAATCGCCAGAGCATTGTGTAATGAATTAGGACTTGACTGTCTGCTCGTTAATGCCTCGGAGGAAAGTGGTATCGACACCCTTCGCAATAAAATTAAGCAGTTTGCTTCTTCAATGTCCCTTGATATGGAAAAGAAGTATAAAGTGGTTATTCTCGATGAGGCTGATTATCTAAATGCGCAATCTACACAACCTGCGCTACGAGGATTCATTGAAGAGTTTTCTGGTAACTGCCGATTTATTCTTACGTGTAATTTCAAGAATCGTATTATTGAGCCACTCCATTCTCGATGCACAGTGATTGATTTCAACGAAGTGAAAATCAATGACCCCAAACTGGCTTCGCTCTTTATGAAGCGATTGCAATTCATCTTGAAAGATCAAGGCATTGAATTCAATAATCAGGCTATTGCCAATCTCATTATGAAACATGCTCCAGACTGGCGCCGTGTTATCAATGAGTGTCAACGTTACTCATCGTCTGGCTCACTCTCTCCAGAGATTGTTACTACAGGTGAGAATGAGATCAAGGAGTTGGTAAAGTATCTAAAAGATCGTGACTTTCGGCAGATGCGAGCTTGGGCAGCAGCAAACTCTGACATTGATTCTTCGGTAGTCTTTCGACGGATTTATGATTCAGCATATGACATCCTTGAATCTCAATCGATTCCACCCGCGATTCTAATCTTGGCTGACTATCAATATAAAGCAGCATTCGTAAGTGACCGAGAATTGAATATGGTTGCGTGTTTAACAGAACTCATGTCCAGCGCAAAGTGGAAATAATTATATGAGTAAATTATCCCCGTTTGATTTCTTAGGTTCAATCAACGAGAAGAAAGGTTATCTCTTCACTGACTGTCAATCTGATAGCAGTGGAGAGGCAGCCCAATTAGATTCTGTTGATCGTCAATATCCTCCGTTCATGGTGAATCGTGGACTATCATATTTCGTTGACACAGTAATGCTGTCGAATGAGATGAATCAAAGATTCGGTCTTGCAAATAAGATGCAATATGATTTCTTATATCACGGCGTTAGAAAGAAGCGCAGGTTCTCTAAATGGCACAAGAAGGAAAAAGATACAAAGGATATTGAATTGATCAAGGAGGCATATTCATATAATCGTGAAAGAGCCGAAGAGGTTTATGACATGATTGATATCAAACAACTTCGCAAAGATATGGATAAGGGTGGTATGAAAAAAAGATAATGTATAAATACATTCATAAGATAAACAAATAATACTATGAATGAAGATGACATTATAAAATGGACACACGATGATATGCTTGAGGTTCTCTTATCAGAGCCTGATGACTTTCTTAAAATTAAAGAAACACTTACACGAATTGGTGTTTCATCAAAGAAGGATCATAATACACTATATCAAAGTTGTCATATATTACATAAACAGGGACGATATTTCATCGTACACTTTAAAGAACTCTTTATGCTTGATGGTAAACCATCGAACTTCACAAGAGATGATTTGAGTCGCAGGAATACAATTACAACACTATTATCCGATTGGGGTTTACTAAATATCGTTGATGAATCAAAGTCTGAAGAGAAGACTACATTAAGGAGCATTAAAATCATTTCCCATCGTGATAAACGTGAGTGGCAGTTAGAATCGAAATA